TATATCAGAGTGAGCTTGAGGACGAATTGACTCATCTAATTTTTCTTTTCTACGACTTTCTGAGTAGTGACAACATTGAGCAATTCCTTCAGGCCATGTAATTGCAGCCATTTTTAATGCTTCTTCTTCAGTCAAACCCCCAGTGTTAAACTTATGATGAAAATAATCAAATGTAATTGGAATCCCAATTGTTTGGTAAATACCATCAAATAAATCTTTTACTGAGTATTCGTTTGGGCTGTCATCATTTTCAATAACGAGACGTTTTTTAGTATCATCATTAAGCAACTCAAAATTCTTACAAAAACGCTCTAATGTTCCTTTTTTATCACCATAAGCACCCCCTACATGAATATTAATTTTATTATAATTTGATGGTTTAAAACCAAGCATATTAAACTGCTCACTATGGCAATTTAATTCACGAATGGTTTTTTCAACAACTTTTTGATTAGGAGATGCTAAACAGTTATAAGGACCAGGATGCATAGTAAGACGTTGATTTGCATCTGTTGCAATCTTTCCTATTTCTAACATCATACTACAAATTTCATCATAATCCTTTAAATCGGATAATTTGTATTCATCTGACCAAGCAAATATTTGGGATGAAAGACGGAATAATTTTATTCCCATCTCATTATTCCACTGGACAATTGTTTTAAGATCTTTAACATTAAGTAATGCAAGATCAGAGACATAATCAATACCTTTAGCATCAAATGTTTTTCGACGCATTGTTCGATTTGTCATAATTTTATTTGCACTGAGTGCTGTGTTGATACACGCGTAACCTAGATTCATATAACTTTTATTTTGCCGTAATATACGACCTATAATTCACTCCTCCAAATCCTTTTTGGGGTGTTTTTTCTTTCTAACGTAATTTTTTTTACTTTTAAAAGGAGGAGGTACTCTTAAACTATCCCAAATTTCTTGTTGGGTTAATTGTACCTTTTCTAGTTTTACTCCTTTTTTCTTTTTCATTAGAATGGTAATTCTTCTTTTTTATTTTTATTAATAGGTTCTGAGTGGTCTTCTAATTTTCTGTAATCAAAAGAAGCAAAGGGTTGTTCACCTAATTCTAGTATACCAACTCCACCACCATACTTTTCATCAATTTTTTTCTTCATTTGATGAACTCTTTTACGAGCTATATAATCATTTTCAGCATAGACATACATATCCATCTTTACTACATATCTTTTTTCTTTATTCATCATCATCTACTGTTATAAATTCTCTATCTGTATTAATATTATCAAGCATTTCAATTGCTTCTTCCATCATTTCTTTCATTTCAACTACCATATGATCTAATTCTGCTTCTCTAACACAATTTTTAATCTCATATTTATAGTGATCTAATTCTTCAATTTTTTCAACCACTTCTTTTAATTCTGGGACACAATCCCAACCATCTTCTATTGTTTTTATTTCTGACATATTAATAATTTTGGTTTAAAATTTCTTCATCTGATGGCTCGTAGTCATTAAAATCATAACTATCCTCATCTTCTTCTAATTTTTTAGCTGCAATTTCTTCATCTTTTGCTTGATCATCTCTCCAAGCAATTTCTGGAAGGAGACCTGCATTTTCTATTACTGACCAAATTCTTTCCTTCCATAGATCCATATGTACTTCTTCAATTACACAACCCCACCCAAGTCTTCGAGTAAGTTCACCTAAAAGTTCTACAAATTTATCAGATAACTCATTTAATTCTCCATCAACTGGGAAATTAGTTCCGTATTTTTTAGACCCATTAGTTCCTTCTTCATACATTGCTTTAATTTCTAACCATTTAGGTGTTAACCATTGTTTTTTCAATTTTGCCATAACTTTTATTTTATTTTTATTTGTTTATAATTTATTTTACCTACTGATTTTTTACCTAAAATATCAAAAGTATACAATGTAACACAGGTAGGACCCCATTTAGTAACATTCATACCACTATATTCAGCATAAATAGATCCAGCATCTTTAGTAACTGTAAATATTTTTGGATTCATTCCATATTCACCATCTTCTCCTTTACAGTAAGTAGTAATACCTTCAACTGTAAATTTTACATTACCTTTTTGTAATTGTTTTTTAATATCCATAATTTATTTTTTAATACCCATTAAACAAAAACTACCTAACATAAATGACATAACACAAAATCCCATCTCATTGTCAATACCCGCAAAATGAATGTAATTTTGAACAACACCATGCATTGTTCCTAGACCTACTGCAAAAGCACCTATTGCTCCTACTAAATACTTAAAATCAATTTTCTTTAACATAACCTTTATTTTTATTAATACTTGGGCTCGCACCCGTTTTACCCCGTAAATATACGAACACTCCCTCGCTTCTCCAAATGTCTGCGCGGGAGTCTTTAATTTATTTTCTATTATTTTTTGAAATAAAATCACCACTATCATATGATTTTAAAATATGACATTGTTTACATAACAGTTGATAATTTTCTGGTTGTTCCCCTTCTAATGTATGTTTTATATCTGATATAATATGATCTACATCAAATAACCCTGCTAGTTGTTTAGTGGGTCTATCTGGGAAATATGATTTGGCATTATAACCACAACATTCACATTGTAATTCACCTTTTAAAATTTTCTCAACCTTATACATTAAGTGAGGTCTTGAAGGGGCATTTGCCGCATACTTTTTATATTGAATATGATCTGAACAATATTTGTATTTTTGTGACTTATTATAAAATTCTGTTTTTTTATTGCACCACGTAACTCCACACATAACTTTTATTTTTTATTGGGCTTGCACCCTTTTTACCCTGTAAATATACGAACCCTTTCTAGCTTTTCCAAATATTTACGCGAATGTCTTCCACTTGCTTTCTTCTTTAGTTGCTGCTATTTCATAAGGATGAGTATCATATTCATAACCCATTTTATAATATCTTTTAAACCATATAGGAGATTGGAGATAATGTTGATATTCATGAATTAAAGCTTGTATAATCCATTTTTTATTTATTGCTTTAGGCCAATAAATTACTATTGTATTTTCTTGTCTATCAAACTCAGCATCAGGATTACATTCAGTTTCTGATAAGATATCTTCGTCATAAGCCTCTCCGGTTAATCTAATATAAATATTATGATGGAGTTCTACATAGGGAGTACAATTATGATACTTAGAATATCCATAATATTTTTCAATTCTGGGATAAACTTCATTAATAATTAATTGTATTTCCTCTTTATTCATAATGTGAATATACGAAAGGTATTTAGGAATACCAAATATTTTACATAAGAGAGCGATTATCCCCATTTGGGATAATAAAGAATTTTCTTCCGCCTATAGCAAAATTTCCCCCTTGTTTAAGCATTTTTTTAAAAAAGTCTAATTGGTGATCTGTCCAAGATTCACTTTCTTTAATTAAAACCTCTTTATCGGTAATTAATTCTCTATTCATATGAATTTTTACATTACCTCTTATTGATTGTTTACTTAGCATAACTTTTAGTATTTTATTATATTATCATCATTATTTTTAGGATCATTAAAGATTTGAATATCTTTATTTTCTTGTAAATCTCTAATTTCCCACTGTGTTAATTTTCTTTTAAATATTTTTTCAATTGCTGCTTGTTCTTTTGCTATATCTCTTTGAACATATCCTTTAGGAAGAGCTGGTTTTGGAGTAGGTGTTTCTTCTTCCCAATCTGTATGTTTTGCTTGTACTTCAAGACTAGCACTTTTATCTTCTTTCTTAACTTCTACTTTTTCCCCGTAAAGGTTTTTTTTGGTTTTTGGTCGTATTTGGTCAAAGGCATAATTAGCTGCTACTACTAAAGCAATTGCTAGAGGATCAAATACAAAAATAATGGTTAATAATAACCAATTAATAATTTTATCCATTGAGGTCCCCGTTAATCCTGATAGATATTTTAAAGGGCCTAATTCACTAGATACAGCGTCACTTGTTCTTACTTCTACTATTTCAGTTTCATAATTAAATAACTTAGTATTTAATTCATCTACCTTAGCATTAATTTGGGTTTGACGTTCAATAGCTTGATCTAATTGTTTTTCTAATGCTTGACGAGTTGCTCTAGAGGTTGTTGTAATTATTTGACCAGTTTCTTTGTCTTTATATTGTATAGTATTGTTAGATAAACCAGCACGTAAATCAGCCACTGCCCCATTAATAGATGTTTTTTCTTCGTTATATACCACTAACTGTTCTTTAACATTGTCCCGTTTGGTTTCTATTAATACAATTTGGGCATCAATTGTTCCAGCTTTTGCAGCAGTTTCTTGATAAGCTGCACTTAAAAAACCATAAATACCCATTGAAGTAATTAAAATTAATACAACACAAGATAAAGATAAATAATATTTTAATAATTTAGGAAGGGTTTTTCTATATTGATATAGTAAAGATGCTATAACTAATTTAGCAATTTCTAAAGAAGCTGCCATTACTATTACTGCAAAAGCTGCACCTGCAAATAATTTACTTAAACCACTAACAGAATAGAACGCTGCTGATGCTGATACTGATAAAGCTGATAATGCTATTATAAAAGGACATATTCTTTTTTGAATTTTAGACCACATAACATAATTTTTATTTTCTAAAACCCTTATGCTTATCTATACGATCTAATATTTTATTTAATTCTTCAATTTTAATTAAACCCGCCATAGATGCATTTTTAAGGGCACTTATTAATTGTAATACCATGAACGGTACGATAATTACTTCAGATAACCAACCTGTTCCAGAAAATCCTTTTTCTACCATTAATATAACTGTTAAAATAGCTAACCAAACAAATGTATTTTTTGTTATTTTTAATGCTTTATATGTTTTAAAGCCTTCTCTTTTTATTCCTGCCCAAATACCAAAGATTCCATCTAACCACAATACAGCTGCTACAGCTAAATATTGTTCCATGTTATCCATTGATAAATTTAAGAAATATGTACACAAATATGTGCAAAATGATGTTACTCCCACTATTAATAATTTTGTTTGCATTCTGTTATAAATTTACTAGCATTTCTAATAATTCAGGTTGAGGGAACATATCATATTTATCTTTTCTGGTATTAGTATGTGTCCACATTCCTTTAACTCTTCCATAATACGCATCTGGGTTAAATAAAAACCCATCAGCTCCTTTAGCTTTTACTTCTTCAACTAATCCTTTAGTAATATCAATATTATCCCTATCTGCAATATATAATATCCATAATCTTAAGGCTTCAATTTGGGCATCTGAGTATCTATGCCATGTTTTATGTCCTTTAAAAGGTTTGTCTAATGTTACAATTTGGTCTTCAACAACTCTAGTACCAGCATATGTTTTACCATCTACTATATACCCAAAATTATTTACTTCAATTCCTACAGAATTAACATGCATTTTTTGATTTCCATTTCTTCCTAAATGCCATCCATAATTACCTTCTGGGAATGCTTGAACTAATGTTCCATCATATTGATCATCATTACCCTTTACGGATTGACCTCCTAATACAAACTCTG